AACAAAGCCCCGCTAACCACGGGGCAATCCACAAGGAGGAATAGATGTCTTGGGCGTTTGAGCTGTATAAAGAGATTGGCAGGCCGGCAGTTGAAGTCGTTCGCGAGCTGTTACTAGAAAACAGCGTGACAGCAACGGCGCAGATCGTTGGTACTTCGCATAACACGCTAAAGAAGTGGGTGGTTGAGCGGTCTATCCCTTTCACTCCAAGGATGGCACCGAAAGAGCCTGCACCACGCAAGGCTAAGCGTCCTGATTCGCGATCTAGATTCATTGAGCTTGACGGGCGCACTCAGTCGATCAGTCAATGGGCAAAAGAGCTAGGTGTAACTCGCTGCAAGATCTCCAAGCGTCTTGCAAAAGGAATGACCCCGAGACAAGCATTGCAGCCAGGATCGGAGCGACACAAATTCCCAGCAAACAACGTTAAGGGTAAGCCTCGTGGCTAGGTCAGTTATCAAGGAAGTCGAGCAGGAGTACGGTCAGCCATTTTGGGATGTAGTGGCCGAATACGCCGCCGATGGCAACTCAATCACCATGACCGCGAAGATCCTTGGCTATCGTGATGGGTCCACTCTTCTTTACCTACGCAACCGATACAGGCCGGATATTAAGTTCCCGCCAATCGGTCAGTGCAACGCGATGCAGAATCCTGATCCGATGCGCGAAGCTGATAAGCAGAAGATCAGCGACGTAAAGCGCTCTCACAACAGAAGCGCTGCCGGAGAATACGAGAGAAGGACTGGCGAAAGCGCAGAGGTTGCTATCAGGCGAATGGCTCCCAACAAAACCGTGATTGACACGGCTAAGGCGATAGGCTGGAACAATGCGGCGTGCATGCGAGCCTGGATGAAGATTCGCGGAATCGAGGTCGAGTTCAAGAAGTACAACCCAGTTCCGCCGCGAACTCGTTCAGGATGGGCTGATATCAATCTTGGCTACCGGAAGCAGCACGAATCAGCTTGTCATGCCGCTCAGAACACTCTCTAAGCGCCGCACCCCATTCAGTCAATGCTATCAACGCATCCTTCCCCGATACGCCTGCCAGATCACTTGGAATCCGGCAAGGCGTCAACAGGCTTGCTTGTGATACGCCCGTTCTTTGCGTCGTTTGCGAGCTGCACGCCGGCAGGATCAAGACAGACGTTGCGATAGATAGGGCGATCAACAATCTTTTCGCGCTCTCGGATGATGGTAGTTTCATTGCTGCGTAACTCCGAAAGGCGAATTTCCCACGCCTTAGCTATTGATTCGTCTGCCCTGTTCGCGGCGATCACTGAGAATGCCGATTCAAGCTTCTCTCCTGCGCGCTCAGTAGCAATCCTCGACACACTCGCATCATGCCAAAGGAAAACCACGAACGCGCCGCATGCGAGGCCTGACAGGAATCGCCAAGGTAGCCAGGTTGGCATCTATTGTTCTCCGGAGAACAGTTTACGTTCGGCTTCGCGGCGACGAACTAGGCCATTCATCACCTTCCCGTCGTTGAAGATCCACTTGCCGAACTGGAGCGAGGCATTCTTCGTGTAACCCTCGTTCAGCATCTTGAGCAGGGTAGACGACAGGAAATTGCCAAGCCCGACGTTGTAGGCGAACGACACAAGCGCGTCGAACTGGTGCTGCTTGAGGTTGACGCTGACTGACTTGGATACGCCGACTTCGAAGCGGGCTAGGTCTTTAACGAATCGAGCGTCTGCCTGTTCCTTTGTCCACGTCATACCGAGCTTGATGTCTGGACCTGTAGACCCCCAGCCAATCGTTACCGGCTTCCCGTCCTTGCTGCCTGGATCTGGATACGCCTTGAGACGCAACGACTCGAAGCTGTGGATTAGGTCGATGCCAACATTTGAGGTTTTCATTTAATCTGCTCGCGAAAATATATTCCTATTTTATCCGATTTCGATTGCACGAATTGCTAAAAGCGGAATACAATCGCACCAAGCCAAAAGGAGCAGTACCTAATGCACACACAGGCACAAAACAATTTTGCACGCGAGATTCACAAGGCAATCTCATTCGCAGACGACAAATTTCAGCGCTCACGCACCAGCGAGTACAAACACATCTTCGGTATGCTGCGCGGTGCACTTCTGATGGGCCTGCCATACGAGATGTACTCGTCCCTATACAGTCACGTATGGGAGTGCAAATTTGACTCTGACGGCGTAGACATGGAAGATCCAGAGCAAGCCGAACTGAACATGGAGGACTGATCATGAAATATTTCGCACTAAGGTTTATGCGTAAGATTGGATTCGTTCCATTCTCATACCTTCAGGCTGTAGAGGCAGCAGCAGAAGAGCGCGTTAGCCGACTGAATTCTTTCATGAAGTTCATGGGGTCAAAGGCTAACGACGGTAAAATATCAGCGATCAACGATAACTCGTATTTCCAACACGAGAAGTTTGAAGGTGACGTATTTGTTCTTGGCGACAGAAACGAATTCATTCATGTGCAAGTAACTGGAAATATGCACTTTTCACCAGAGGCAAAAATGAACTCTGTTCTTTGCCCTGTGTTCGCTGGAGGAAATTAGTCATGAAACCGCGCACCGTAACCATCATCGTCGTACTCCTGCTAGTTGGTTTCATCGTATCTAACCGGATGAGCTACCAAGACGACCTAGATGATCAGCAATTTACTTGCAAGATGATCGAAGAAGGCGTTTGGCCTGATACTGATGGTTACGCTAAGAAGGTGTGCAAGGCATGAGTTACTTATGGATTCTTCCTATCGCATCAATCGCGGCTACGGTGTTCTGGTGCCGCCTGTTCAATAACTCTAAAGCGAGTAACGACGAATGAGCCAGTATCTAGTTGCGGCATGGACGATCTATTCGATTAGTCCGTGGAGTGTTCTTCTGTTTCTGCCGAGCGTAACGGCGTGAGATCGTTTTACGGAAGTGAATGCGCAAAGCATCCAGAATGGGCGGGTCGTCGATATCTTCCAAGCGGATGCTGTATCGGTTGCCAAAGACAATTAAATCGAGATGGCAATGCAAGGCGGCGACTACAGTTAGAAGAGTTGATAGTTGCGTCTCAAGAGCTGAGGAAAGAATCGCCCAGGCTAGACGCAGCATTAAAGGCAATGGGAAAATAGCTATGCAGCACAAAATCCTATCAAATAAATACTACCTTGAAGGCAAGTTAGCGTTTCTGGAGAACAAACATGAGTGTCCCTATCAGCCGGGAGCAGAAAAAGGAATGTGGTTGGCTGGCGTTGCAGAGATGCGCGAAGAACTTAGAGTTCTCAGAGAAAGCTTGTCATTGCAAGCACGAGCTTCTGGGGACGGGCGCGATATTTCTTAGAAGCTACGGATACTTGTTTTGCAATGAGTGTCATGGATTGCAGAAGATCACTGGAGAGATTAGATGAGCGAATGGATTGAAGCAAGCAAGCCGCCAGCGCACAAGATTAACGACGGCGAGATCAGCGAAGACGTTCTTGTGCATGTTATAGGCTTCGGTGGGTATGTAAGGATGATATCTGCTTTTTATAGTCACGCAGAAGAAGAGTGGTACAAGGATGATGGAGATGACTTTGAGACAGCAGAGAAAGTAACTCACTGGATGGAACTACCGGAGTCTCCGTTATGAGCCAACGAATCAAACTAAAGTTCTTCCCATTCCCCGACATGGTTTCGGATCTGGTCATTAACCTCGCTGATGACGGCTGGGACATTGAGATGCTTCCATGCCTTGAAACAGATCATTACGTGCTCATTGCCGAGAAGTGTTATGAAGGGGAGGCACCTACGATCTTCCCTGACGGTCCAACCATCCACTAAAAGAAACCCCGCCTTGTGAGCGGGGTTTTTGTTTTACTAGAACACCGTTACGTAAATATTGACGTTGCAGTCACCTAGAACGCCAGGCTTAAAGGCGATACCGAAGCCGTCGAAGTACGTAATAGGGAATGGTATGGCTCCCGTTGTGCCGGCAGAGACGATTATTTGCTTGACTGTACGGCCACCTGCGAAGTTCAGGACAGCAGCACTTGTCGCCAAACCGGTTAGAGAGACTACCGCCGCTATTTTATAAACCGAACCAGTAAACCTAGAGCTGGACATCAATGTAGTCGTTTGCGAAGTGATAGTCGCCGCTGCGTTAGTGTTTAGCGATGGTGCGATAGCGGACACGAACTTCTGGCGGTACGCCACGCTAGAGTTGGACACGAAGAAGTTCAACGCGAACCCTGAGTCAAAGTCCAATTCTATATCGGAGCTATCGACGACTACGCCAAGGAACCCGCCCGAATAAGGGTTATCGATTGTTCCTTGCAGCTTCGCCTGTGCCGTGTTCTGTATCTTCAAACCCTTAGCGCTATGCACGGCGACCATGGTCAGATCGGTGATACCAATCATACCAGTAGTCATACTTAGGCCTACGCAGGTAATACTGTGGCCTTCGGAGGAAGGGTCTACGCCCCAATCATAGCTCCCGCCAATGATAGTGAAGTTGCTAAAGGGCAGCCAGCCTGCGCCACCATACCCATTTACGCTTGGCAGTATCAGCAAACCGCCACGGGCGTTGCCTTTGCCCTCACACCGGACAATGGCTGTGTCTGTGATGTGCGTGCCGATGCCGTAGCTTTCAAAGTCCCAGCCGTTCCCGTAGAGCTGACCGCCCAAACGAGCGCCGCGCATGCCACTATCGAGAGGCGATACTGAATCAAGATCTCTTCCGTTGAAGTTAAGCTTGCAATCCTCTAGAGTGAAGTTGGTTGCTCCGTCCAGGGATCCGCCATGTCGACGATTCCACAGGAAGCTACTATCAACAATCTTCACGTTTGTGAAGGCGGGAAATACCTCTCCAAGACCTGCGGCTGTATACAGGGAGATGCCGTCAGTTGCGCAGTAGATTGCTGAGCATCGGTATAGGTACAAATTGGTTACCTTGCCCAAGATTCGGAAGCCGTTGCGCCCGCCATCCTCGGAAAGACTTACTATATCAATCTGATTCTGACGATTACCATCTACATGGACATCATAGAAAATAATATCTTCCTTCGCAGAGGTTCGCCCATCAACGGTGATAGGCGTAACGAAATCAGTTGATCCAGCAAGCGTTTTAAATCTAGCGTTAAACAGGCGGGAGCCGCTAGGAAATAGCAGGCTTGTCACTGTTGCGGTTTTTCCGCCCATGCCGAGCCATCGGCCGGGGTTAGCATCGATGATCGCCTGGATTTTCGCGGTCTGGTCAGTTCCATCGAACTTGATGCCGAATGTAGCTGCGCTTATATCAATCGTCGCTCCAGATTGATCTTGGCGTGTAAATTCCTGCTGTGCGCTCCACGAGGTTGCAGTGCCATCAGGGTTGATAACCCCAACCATCCCGCCACCTGAAGAAGATGCAATAGCCATGCGCAGAGCGGCATCGCCAACATCAACCAGAAGAAGATGATCAGTCGCCCAAGTCCCCGTCAGCATCACTGGAAATACAGCAGGCGCCTTCACCTTGTAAACCGAACCAGCCCGATCAATCAACTGAGTAGGCCGAAGCACAGTCAGCGGCGAGCCATCAACATAGACCAGATGAGTCGCCTCAAACCCCATAGCCTCAAGGAAATCATGTACGAGCTTCTCCATGCCGGACCAAGTCTCACGACGGCGCTTAAACCGGTCATAGAAACTAGGCGACAAAGAGTTCATGCCCTCGTCAAAATTCGAAGCATTATCCGAAAGGTCTTTGGCTGAAGTAGAGCCTAATGGGTTTAGCGTGTTGTACGTATTGGTCATTTTGGCTCTCTGGTTTTAAAGCTTTGTCGGTATTTTATCATTCACGGCGACTGTTACCGTGGATGAGTCCCGATGTACGTTAGGGTAGGCTTGGTTATTGTCAGGTCGTACGTCGTAGGGTTGGTTGACTTAAGTACTACGAAGTGTGTAAGTGCTGCTGGGTTTGCACCAGAATAAATAATAGTGCTCAGCGGCATATCCAAGGGAACCCATTCGCCGTCGACAAGCGGGTGGAGCACCCCGCCAATACTATTCGTAACGGGCGCAACCGCAGCGCCGAAGACCCCAAAGAAAGTTGCCTGAACATGGCTGGAAGTGGCGCTAGACGCGAGACCGAATTTTACCTGCTGGCTAAGTGCGCCAGGAACATATTTCATGTACACGGTGATTGCGTACTTGGCGTAAATGTCAGCTATTGTCTCGCCAGCACCGAGCGCCATAGTCGACAGGTCCGCCAGTAGCGGATTGATCGCGGAGGCGAGGAATGTCGCCCCGCCCGCAGGCAGTGATATCTCACCTACAGATGCCAGGCCGGTAACGTCAGAGTCATTCAGCACTCGGATAAAGTCGGCGCTACTAGCCTTCTGGTGCAGCTTATTCCGCTGGATGTCGCCTCTAGCAATAATAGGGCATGACAGGGTGTTGTCTTTATCGGTAACGCGTAGTCGACCAGTTGCGCCAGCTCGGTCAACCACAAGATAGTTAAAGTACCCTTGGATGGTGCAGTTGGTAATGGTGATGTCGTTGCCTTCAGACATCACGCGAACAACCGGCTTGACTTCGCCGGGCCCTGACCAGCTCCCTATTGTCGACGCAAGGGTTGGCTCTCCGTATATTTTTGCGCCTAGCAGGCTTAGCCCGTGACCAGTTCCGAACTGAACTGGAGCCGAGGACATATTCCGGATTGTCGAAGTTATGATGCAGTCGTTTGATGTCGCGCCGTCCTCGCCAACCGATACGCCTACAGTGCCTTTGTCCAAGACCCCGCCCACTACAACGCGACTGCTATTAGCTACGACTATAACCGGATCACCACCATTGCCGGTATGAATGCCGTTGATTATTGCGTCATGGCAGCCTCCAGCGACCGCAATATTATAGCCTTGTGGTTCGAACGTATTCGCATCGTTTTGCCACTTAGGCGCATTTAGGACTTCGATGTTGGTCCCCGCGCCGTGGCCTAGTGCCATGTTTCCCGCCGCGTCTATGTAATAACCGGCATACCTCGCATCGCCGTGGGTGTACAGGTTAAGGAACTGGGCACCGGTTGTCAGACCGTCGCCTTCGATCCACACGCCATTTTTAGCCGAAAAGGCGGTATTGAACCCTACCGACACCTTGCTTTTTATGATGGTGGTCGCCTTGATGTAAATGCCGCGCACATCGCGGATCACAAAATCAGATGCGATTTTGTCCTTGTAGCCGATGCCGGCGTTGTACTGCTCAATCATTTCGTAATTTTGCGGCTGATCAACGCTCAGTTCTGAGTAGAACGGGCGATAGGCGCCACCGAACATGCGCACCTTGACTTTACCTGACGTGTGTTTCACGCAACTAAATATGTGCGAGTACACGGTGACATTGTCGTCCATGTCACCGCCGTCCACAAACACTGCACAAGACCGGCTAGCAAACGCCGAGCCGAAGACAGGAACCATGGTTCCAGACGTATACACATCGCCGTCCCCGGTCAGCTTTCCCCCAGGCTTGATATGCAGCCCGCCTTTATAGAAAGCTGCTTGATCGGTGCCCGATACGATAACAGCAGCCTTTTTGCCAAGGCGTAGTTCAAATCCTTCGATAACGATGGTCTGTGTAGTCTTCACCTGACCACTAAGCAGTTCTACCACAGCTCCAGTATTGGCAAACTTGGCAGCCAGCGCTTGCAATTGCGCAGTAACGTCAGTCCCGTCTGTTGGTATTCCGGCCGTCTTTACGTTGTATCGGTAGTTCAGGATGGTCGCCAGGGAGTCGCTGTCGTGGTGAACGTTAAGCGCGCCAGCTGCCGATACTAGGTCTTGACGTAACGAGGCGTCGCCAAGAACGGTCCATTTTGCGGAATCAGCGGCAAAAGTAGTCGTAACAAAAGGCAGCGATCCAGGTATCGGGCGGTACACAATCCCGGAGACGATAACAGTCTGCGTTGCGCGGGTAATGCTCAGGCCGGCAGTGTACGCAGCCGGAACCTCGTACTGAGTACCAGCAAGGAAGGCGTTGAACTCGTCCCTGCTGTCATCAATGAACTCATCAAACCCTTCCTGCATAACTGCAAGACCGTTCTCGACGCCTTTGATGCTCTTGCGGGTAGCGCCAAGTCGGTCAACCCAAGTTTCCTCTTGGCTGTTAATCGCTTCGTCGAGCTTTTTGGCGTTATCATCCAAATCCCGAGGATCGATAGAAGGAACCGGATTACCAGTATTGTAAAAACTCATGGCTGCGGCCACTCCTGATTGATAGCTTGGTCTGTTTGCAGAATGTAGATCTGCCAAGGATTTAGGGGCCATTTGTCATTCATGGCGATATCGAATATTGCTTGTTGCGCAACGAAGTCAGGGATTAGCCCCCAGTCGACAGAAAGAATTGGGCGCTC